TAGAAGCAGCCAGTATCTTTGATCCATTCTCCAGTTCTAAACTACCTTTGTTCCAAGATATTATACCTTGTTGCATCCATTTAGGCAAATTCTCATATGCAGTCTGAAGTCTACCTAATAAATCTCTTGCAGTTGCTGCCTTGTTTGCTAGAATACCTATATTAACACTATCATTAAAAACACAATAATGCAAGAGATATGATACAGACGTAGTAGACTTACCAGTCTGTCGAGGCATTTTACATATATTAAATCTATTCTCGTGGAAATTATTAATTAACTTCTCTTGAAAATCATATGGCTTAAATTGAACAAGTCCCTCATCAAGAGAGACAATTTTCATATAATTATTCGCAAAATATACAGGATCTTCTTTACACTTAAGGAATTCAATAACTTGTTCCTCAGTAAATTCAATCTGGGTATTTGCCTTTTTTAGGTTAGGATTACCCAGGTATACATCATGTTCGTTCATCGCTTATTAATTTGCGTATGCTATTTTAGTTGCCCAAACAGTAGATCCATTTGAAGTTGTAGCTGCTCCCATCTCTTTTTCTATAATAACTGCTTCACCAGCAGCAACATAAGTATCCACTGCAACAGATCCAGCAATAGTAATTTTTACTGCAGAATTACTTACATTAACAACTCTAATTAATGTGGCATCATTTATAGTAGAATTTGCAGCACTTGCAATATCTGCAGATGGAGCTAGTGGTTTAATGATCATGACCGACAGAATTTTTAACTATTTATTAAAACCAATCTCCGTTCTCCAATCTGAGAGTGGATCATGTTTAACTTCATTTGGAACTAACTTATCAGGTTTAATTAAATCTATTACCTCAAATGCAGTATTTCCATTAGCATCTTCTATTTCTAATTTATTATTTTCCATTATCCTTAAATCCACTTTTTAACATTTTTTGAAGTTCTGTTGTAGATCCTACAAATACTGCATTGTTAGTAACTTGAGTTGGTTTTCCTTTCTCCTCATCAACTTCTTTAACCTTTTTCTGTAGATCCAATAACTTATCTGTTGTATCAGCAACTGACTTAATAATCTGGCCTGCAACTTCATATGCTCTTGGACTTGCACTTTCACCTGCAAGTTCCATTATACCATTAAGAGATTCTTGTCCCTTTTCAATTAATGAATATAGATTAGCACGAGTATATTCATAATCTTTTTCAACATCATCACTAACATTTTTAATTTGATCCTTCCTTTTAGCACAACCTCCTTCTGGTGTTGTACTTACTTCGATTGAATTACTGCTTGTATTCAATGCATCGTCAATAGGGTCATAACTACTAGTCATCTTAAATATCAGTTTGTCTTGTTGGGCTATACGATCCTGAATCAGTATAATCTGTTATTGTACCATTAAATCCAAAATCATCATCAGGTTCAACTAGTATATCATCTGCGGTACTTAATACATCAATACTAGTATTCTCTAAATGAGATGTAGCAGTAGTTTTATCCCATCCCCTAGTAACAGTTAATGAACCATTATCAGGTTTAGACCTAATTTTCATAATCTCAGTACCTATAATAATTCTATCACCAACAGCAAAGTTTGTAGAATCATTAACAGATATTTTTGTCTTAGATTTTGTAATTGGTTCATCTAGAACTGCAGTATTATCATTATTATAATCCTTAAGTGCTTTAGGAGTAGCAGTATATCTCAACTGTCTTCTTGCGTTTTCTCTATCAACAGTACTATAGTAATCAACTTGTACCTTTTTAATAAGTCCATCTGAAGTATCAGCAACAGGACCGAAGAGATAAGTCTTAGCTGTAAAGTTAAGAGTATAAATTAATGCTCGTCTAGTTTCATAGTCACCCTCATAATCATCTTGGAAAGATATATTATCTAATACTACAGGAATATCTCTTTTTTCACCAATAACTTTAATTAAATCTACAGTTAGATTAAACGATGGTTGAAAGTATGGAAGTATTTGTTCTACAATTTGTAGTGCATCATCATTCAATTTAGTCATTATATTTAATTCAAATCCTACATTATAAGGAACAGGCATATAAACCTTTCTTAAATTAGTTCCATCAGATGCCTTGAATGTTTGTGTTATACCAGCTTTTCTAGTTGGATCATATACTATATTAGTAGTCTCAAAAGACATTCTAGGCAACGACATAGTTGTTGCCTTATTTAATTCTGGTTGTTGATCTAATCTTGCTAAGAATTTTTGAACAGGTCCATATGCTAATGGAACTCTCATTTCACTGAAAGGTGATCCATCAGAATTTGTGTGTCTAATACGAATGTCATTAAAAACTGTACCAAAAGATATAACAGTCTTTCTTAGAATTTCGTGATAATAATAAGTGCCTAACATTATACTTGTCCGAATGGATTAGATTGAGTGAAATCTAGAAGACTATCTGCTTCTGTTTCAATTTCATCATTAGAGTCATACTCATCATATATATCGCTTCCATCATATGTCCTAATTTGATATATTGTATTTTTAATATGTCCAAAGGTAAATGCTACTCCAGTATTCCATGAAGTATTAATAGAATCAATACTCATTATAACAGTACTGATTCCAATACTTAGAACTGTTGCTCCAGCTCCAACAACATTAGTTATAGGATGTAGATCTTGTCCTATGATAATACCTGCAGTATTAATACCAATAATCTTATTAGTAGATCCATATCCAATTGTTCCTGCTGTACTAACTACAGTTTGATACCATGTAGATTCATTAGATTCTAAAGGTTCACCAGGAATAAATCCAGAAATAGTAGTTCCAATACCTACATTAGAAACCTTAAGAACCTTAGTATCAAGATCCCAAGACTTAACTCTTGCAGTAGTACCAGAAGTTTGTCCTGTTACTATTTCATTCATATAGTATGTTCCAACACCAGTTATAAGTGAAGGATCACCGAGAGTTATTGTTGGAACCTGAGTATATCCAATACCTGGATTAATAATTCTGATAGAAGAAACTTGATTATCTGCATTAATTAATGCTTCACCAACTGCTTTAGCAGATCCTGTAATTAATGCATCACTACCAATACCAGTAATAGTTACAGAAGGAGTTGCTCCATATCCAACACCATTACCAGTAACAGTAAAGTTTTTAACACCTTTCAGAGTTGTTTCTATTGAACAAGTTGCAGCAGCACCAACTCCATTACCACCAACAATACTAATAATGGGTGGTGTAGTATAACCTGAACCACTATTAGTCAGTACTATTCTTTCAATAGATTTTATTCCACCTACAGATGTAGTAATTGCAACTGCACTTGCATTAACTCCAGATGGTGATGTAGATATGGCAACAGTAGGAACTTGTGTATATCCAGATCCATCATTATTAAGGAATAATTCTCTAATATAACCTGTTGGTTGACTTAAGGATGCTACTGCAGATGCAGTAGTACCAGAACCAATTAAATTGAGTGTAGTGATAAATCCAGTCTCTTGTATCTGAGTATCAATTTCTTCAATATCAGTATCAATAACTTCATCCTCATATTCAAAGAGTTCACACTTCAATTCAAAAATATAATTCTTACCTAGCTGATAGAAAGGTTGCTCATGCTCTACAAACTTAACTTCAAATAATCTACCTCCTAATGGAAAATATATAAGATCTCCCTCACGAGGTCTTGTATCAACATCAATTTCATCATCTGGTAATGCAGTAAGAAATGCTGCAATAAAATCTTCAAATCTTTCTTTGGATATTGAAACTACTAATTCATCCCGTAAACTCATTCCAAATTTTGTAAGAATATCTCCTTGTCCACCATATCCTTCAAAAGTATTTACATATGCTTCTATTGTAAAATTATCATCAAATTTAGATGCATTTACTTCTTCTATTATAGTTTTTCTATTAACATATTTTCTTGGAATATATGTTACTTCAACTCCATAAATTTGAAGTTGTTCATTAATTAAATCTTGAATAAGACGTTGTTCCTGATCGGAGCCTTGGAGAAAAAATGGATTTAATGCCATGACTCACTAACCTATGAAATCAAGTGGAGGTAATTCAAACTCATCTTTCATTCTTTGTCTGAGTTCTTCTATTTCTTTTACTCCATCATCATAAATTTCTCTACCATTAAGTTCAACTCCACCTGCTAGTTTTGTTCCTCTAAATTTCAATAAATTTTGACCCCATTGTTTTTTAATCAATGCAGTAACATACTGTTTTAAAAACAAATCATTAAACATATTTTCATATACATGTGGATTTATTGCTCTATAACAATCAAGAATTAGCCAATTTCCATCACTTTCAGCACCCCAATCAATATCTAGATATAATCTATTTTGCCTTTTATTAAATCTTATTTGCTTATCTGTAGTCAACAACATATCAATATCTTCCAAATAACTCTTAGTCATTGCATACTGCATTAACTCTACAGCATTGAAATAATATAGATCATTTAAGAATAATTGATATTTAATACTAAACATTCCACCAGAAATAGAACTAGTATCAAATTTAAATATCTTTTCTACACCAAGAACATCATCTGGAACTTGTAAGAAATTAGATGTTTCATACCAATTAGAAGTTGTAGTTCCATAACCAGCTATAGATGTGGATATACCAGAGGTGTTAACAATACCATGACCAGTACCTGTACCACCCATTGTGGTTGTAGTTGTACCGTGTGCTTTTCCTCTATTAATATCTTCTTCAGAAATTCTATACTTAAGATACATTCTTTCAACACCATCAAAATGACGTTCATTGAAATATTGAATGCCATCATCAATAGCATCTTCTACCTGCTCATCATCAACATTAATCTCCAATACAGGAGCACCTAATCTTCTAAGGCAATATTCTTTTAGGCTACCTCTATTACCTACAGAATGTCCTACCATTACTCTACCTCGATTTTAGTTACTGGTTTCGCCATCTTCTTCGATATCTGCTAATAGATTGTCGTATTTTTCTTGCAATTCTGCTAAATTAGCAAGAAGTTCTTTCTTTTCATCTAAAAAATCTTGTGTAACAGTATGTAATTTTGCTTCAAGTAATACATTTTGATTTGAAATTTGTGAAAGTTTTTGATTATAAAGTTTAATCAAAACATTCACATCAACGTCAGTTTGATTATTTGTCATAATTTATTAGAAAGTTCCTCCATCGAGAGTAGTTGTCCAAGTTGGTGTTCCAGCTGCATTAGTAGTTAGAACATAATTTGAAGTGCTAATACCAGCAGCAGGTGCTACTGTTGAATTTTGTAATCCATTAGCATCAAAGTATACCACACCACTGGTGGCAAAGTCACCAGATTGATAGTAAATACCTTTAATATCTAGGAAACCTTTTGTTCCACTGACTACACTAGCATTGATAGTTGCATCAGGAACAAATGTCCATTTTTGTGAAGAATCATCATAACCGAAGAAACCACTTTTATTATTTCCTACACCAGAACTAGTATTATAATCGAATGAAATACCACGATCAGTGTTGGTATCATAAGCATGAGTAACAGTTACTTGAACTGTGGTACTAATTCCAGCAGTAGTATAGTTTGTACCAGATCCTCCATCACCGTTGATGAATACAGTACCAATTCCTGATCCACTAGCTGGTGGAATATAAGAATGAACTGTCGTTGTACCTGCACCAGGTAGTCCTGCAACAGTAAGAGTGTCATTAGTATTAATACCAACAACAGAATCAAGTTCAATTCGTGATACACCAACACCAACTGCTTTCATCACAGTTCTCTTGCTGGTTACATCACCAACCTTCATTATTGCATCATTAATCGTTACATTAGTAGAATTAACAGATGTGGTTGTACCATCTACCTGTAAGTCACCTTTAACAATTACTGTACCCTCATTACTTAAACCATCTGGATATGGGTCAATGTACATTACATTACCACCACCAGACTTGGTATGAATAACATTGGATGAAATACCAATATTATCAATCCTTACTCCACCAGTAAAGGTAGAGAATCCAGTAACATTTACAAAATTAAATGTAGAAATACCAGTTACTTTTGCATTTCTTGCAGTAAACTCATCAAATACTAAGTCATCTAGTACATATAAGTCACCACCAACATATAAGTCACCACCAGTAGTTGTTATACCACCAGCAGATGAAAGAGATGTAATACCAACAGTATGGGTCATTCCACCCACATTGAGGTTCTTCTCTATACCAACACCACCCTCAGTAATAACTGATCCTGTATCTTTACTAGTAGATTGTGTTGCAATATTAAATCTAACGTCAGCACCAGTAAATGTTAATTGATCTGTGCCATCTTCATCATATTCTATCTTTGAATCTGCAGCAGCTGCTCCATCTGCACCACCACCAAATCCGATGAAAGTATCATCAGGAATCATTACCTCACCCGATCCATTCGGATTAAAGATAATATCACCATC